TTCATTTGGTGTATCTAACTGGCGTGGAGTTTTTGGCTCACAAGGAGCTTAAGGTTCTTCAAACCACTAAAGGGAGCATTAGCTCCCTTTTTTTATTGTATAAACTAATATACAATCATAAGACTAGGATAAATTAACTTGTTCTATTAACTGACCTAGCAGACAAGCCAAGATAATAGAACTTATTTTTCGGGAGAAAAATTATGGCATTAAGTACATTTAGTGGTCCTGTAAAATCATTAGCAGGATTCATTTCGGCGGGTAATGCAAATGTAGTAAGCTTAACAGCAGATACAACACTTACAGTTGCAGCACACTCAGGCAAAATATTAACTTGTAATGACGCAGATGGTAAATTTACTTTACCAAGCATTGTCACAACAGACCCGGGCGACAACACAGACCCAAATCAATTAAATAACCTTGGAGCTACTTTCTTCTTTGTTGTAGAAACCGCAGCTACAGATATGGATATTTTAACTGATGGAACAGATAAGTTTGTTGGTGGGGTATATACAGGTGTAGATGACAATACTGGTAAAACTTTTATTTCAGCTTCATCTAATGATGTAATTACAATGAACGGTTCAACAAAAGGTGGACTAGCAGGCAGTATAGTTAAAGTTACTGCAATGGCCTCAGCTAAATATTCTGTAGAAGGTATTATTTTAGGTTCAGGAACTTTAGTAACACCATTTGCTGACGCATAATAGGAGTAAATTATGGCAGACGCAGTAACCTCTCAAACTATTCAAGATGGCCAAAAAACAGCCGTATTGAAATTTACGAATGTTTCTGACGGCACCGGAGAAAGTGCTGTAAAAAAGGTTGATGTATCGGCTTTAGCAGCGAATCATGCGGGTGAAGCATGCACCTCTGTTTCGGTAGCTCGAATTTATTGGGCAACTAGAGGCATGGGTGTTAATTTAGAATTTGATGCAAGCACCAATGTTTTGTTAACTGGTTTACCTGCTGACAGTACGGGTGATGAATATTATGACTTGTTTACAGGCATACCTAATAATGCAGGTAGTGGAGTAACAGGTGATATAGATTTTACAACCGTAGGACACTCAAGCGGTGATACTTATTCAATTATTTTGGTTTTGAATAAGAATTATTAATGAATGGCAGCAACAAAACCTAGGAAGAAAGCCAAACCTATAAAAAGAACGACTGGCAAGGGCGGTAATTATCGCCCTACCAAGTCCGGTGCAGGCATGACCAAGAAAGGTGTTAAAGCCTATAGAAAAGCCAATCCCGGTTCTAAATTAAAAACAGCCGTAACAGGCAAGGTTAAAAAAGGTAGCAAAGCAGCAAAAAGGCGTAAATCCTATTGTGCAAGGTCACTTGGACAATTAAAGCGCAGCTCTGCTAAAACAAAAAATAATCCTAATTCAAGAATTAGGCAAGCAAGAAGAAGGTGGAAGTGTTAAATGTTTGTTAAAAAAAATGTTAAGAAAAAAATTAAAAAGGTTTCTAAAGCTTTAAAAAAAGCTAGTGGTTTACACGCTAAACAAGCTAAAACACTAGAAACAATTAAACTTAAAAAAGGTGGTAGCGTACCATCTAATGTTACCAATCCAAGTTTGTACAGCAGGGTAAAATCAGAGGCAAAACGTAAGTTTGATGTTTTTCCTAGCGCTTATGCCTCTGCATGGCTTGTAAAAACTTACAAAAAAAGAGGCGGTGGCTACAAAGGTGCCAAAAAAGCAGCAACAGGCGGCGTTATTAAAAAAAATAATGGCGGTTTTATAGCCAAAGGTTGTGGAGCTGTAATGGAGCCTAGAAGAAAAGTTACTAAAATGCGTGGTAGGTAATGGGTTTAGGCAAGTGGTTTAAAGAAGATTGGGTTGATATTGGCTCACCTAAAAAAGGCGGTGGCTTTAAAAAATGTGGTCGTTCTAAGGCCAAAGGTTCTAAAAGAAAATATCCAAAATGTGTGCCAAAAGCTACAGCCAATCGTATGTCTAAGTCACAAATAAAATCAGCAGTAACAAGAAAAAGGTCAAAGAAACAGGGTGTAGGCGGAAAACCAACCAATGTTAAAACATTTGTAAAATGATTAACCAGGCATCTATTAAAAAAGAAGTAAGAGATTGGTCAAAAGAAGTATTAGAAACAGAACAGCCTGTATGTCCTTATGCAAAAAAAACATGGCAAGAAAAAAAAGTAGATGTTGTTTTATCTGATTGTATTTATTGGTCAGACCTTATAACCATAAGCCAAGATTTTCCAGAAGATAAACACGTTGTTATATATTGTGATTTAAACATGGATATGGATGTTTTTCATTTTGACAGTAGAATAGCGATGTTAAATGCTTTTTTAAACCCAAACAATTTATATGTAATGGGGTTTCATCAAGACCATGCAGAAAAAGAGGTGGTGGTACAAGAACACTTTGAACCACATTTTGAAGAAAGCTATAATATGTTGTTCATGCAAAGATTGGATGAATTGAATAAAGCATCTGAAAGATTAGAAAAAATAGGTTATTATAATAATTGGAATCAAGAAGATTTCCAAAACATTCTTAAAAGAAGGAGTAAATGATGGCAAAATCATTAAAAGGTTTAAAAAAATTAGTAGGAAGTTTGTCTAACGCAGATAAGTCTGAAATCGCAAAATCCATGAAAGACAGCAGTGTTGTCAAAATGGCAGGTGGTGGCGATGCTACTATGAAGTCAGGTGTTGTTAAGCTTGGTATGGGCGGTATGCCAAAATCTGGTGTCATGAAAATGAAAGGCGGCGGTAAATCAGGCGTTAAAAAGAAAGCAGGCGTTAAAAAACTTGGTAGAGGCGGAAAACTCAAGAAGTAAAATATGGCAGTATCAGGCTCAAAAAACTTTGAACTAGATGTAGCTGATTACATTGAAGAAGCATTTGAAAGATGTGGATTAGAGCTAAGAACTGCTTACGACCTAAAAACAGCTAGAAGAAGTTTAAATTTATTATTGGCTGAGTGGGCAAATCGTGGTTTAAACCAATGGACTATACAAGAAAAAACAATATCTATGGTAAAAGGTACTACAAGCTATAATGTTGACTCAACAAATAGCACGGCAGCTATTGATGTTTTAGATGGTTTTTTAAGACAAACAATAAATTCTGAAAACTCAGACATACAAATGACTAGGCTATCAAGAAGCGAATATTCATCAGTACCAAACAAATCAACTACAGGCACACCATTACAATTTTTTGTTGATAAGCAAATATCACCAACTATAAGCGTTTATCCAACACCAGACGCATCAAGCACATATACAGTTCATTTGAATGTATTAACAAGAATGGATGACGTAGACGCAGCAACCGATACATTACAAATGCCGTTTAGGTTCTATCCATGTCTTGCGGCAGGTTTAGCTTATTATTTATCAGTAAAGAAAAGTCCTGAAAGAACCGGTTTGTTAAAACAAATTTATGAAGAGGAGTTTCAAAGAGCGCTAGAAGCAGATGAAGATAGAGCTTCATTAAGCATTACTCCTGATATTGCAAGCTACAACATTGCATAATGGCTTTTGCATCTAATAAAAACGCCTACGCAATTTGTGACAGATGTGGATTTAGATATTACCTTAAACAATTGCGCAAAGAATGGAATGGTTTGAAAACCTGTCCTGAGTGTTACGAATCTAAGCATCCACAATTAGAGCCAAGGACAAACAAAGTAGACCCACAGGCCGTGCGTGAGCCAAGACCCGATGTAAGCGAATCTCCAACAATATTTACGGTATATACCAATTATGACCTAGGTATTATAGGCAAAAAATTAACAACACCCGATAGCATGACAACTGCATTAGGTACAGTTACAATAACAACATCATGAGTTTTACATTAGCTACACTAAAAACTGCTGTACAAGATTATTTAGAAACAGACGAAACGACTTTTGTTAATAATCTAAATAACATTATTCTACAAGCAGAAGAAAGAATCTTAAAATCAGTACAAATACCCGACCAAAGAAAAAATGTTACAGGAAACGTAACTACAGACAATAGATTTTTAGGAACACCAACAGACTTCTTGGCACCGTTTTCATTGGCTGTAATAAGTTCTAACACATACGACTATTTAGATTTAAAACACAATTCTTTTATAAAAGAGTTTGTATCAAGTTCTGCTACAAGAGGAACACCAAGATATTACGCAATATTTGACCAAAGTAGTTTTGAGGTAGCACCTGTGCCTGACAGTAATTACACCATGGAATTACATTATTTGGCAAAGCCAACTTCTCTTACATCTGGTGCAGACTCAGGAACTACTTATTTATCATCAGATGCGCCTGATACATTGTTGTATGGATGTTTATTAGAAGGCGCTGTATTTTTAAAACTACCTGCTGATGATATAGGAATGTATGAAGCAAGATTTAAAGAAAGTTTACTTAGACTCAAGAATCTAGGCGAAGGCAGAGATACTAGAGACGAAATGAGGTATGATTCACTTAGAACAAATGTAACATAGGTTACAAAAAGAGAGAGAGATGGAACCTATTAAAGAATTAAAAGGCAAAACTGTTGCTATAGTTGGCATGGGCGCAAGTTGGTTTGACTATAACCTTGCCAAATCACACGGCTCACACTTCGATGAGGTTTGGGCAATCAACGCCGTTGGTACGGTAATATTTCATGACCGGGTGTTTATGATGGACCCGCCATCTAGGTTTTTAGATAGCGATGACGCAGGAGGTCAAACAGAAGGCATGCGCAAGCTGCTTAAAGAAAACGGCAAACCAATTTACACCTGCGAATTAGACAAAAGATGTAAAAACTTACAGCTATATCCAATCGACGAAGTATTAAAAGATTTACAAAGCTCATACCTAAATAATACCGTAGCCTATGCTGTGGCCTTTGCTTTGTGGAACCAAGTAGATGTTCTTAAGGTGTTTGGCATAGATTTTAGCTATAAAGGTAATTTATATTTTGCAGAAGCAGGAAGAGGTTGTGTAGAGTTTTGGCTATCTAAATGCATGATGTCAGGAATGACTGTAGAAATTGCCAACACAAGCACCTTATTAGATGCGTCTGTGCCGCTTGATGAAAAATTGTATGGTTATCATAGGCTTAATGACCCCTTAGTGCCTGTGATAAACAATGGTGTTTTAAGCACAAAAAAAGTAAGTGATGGCAAAAAACAAGAAGTTGATAAAAAACCCGTGCTAATTGGTAGACATGAAAACATAAAAATAGGAGAACCCAATAAATGGTAATAAAGATTACACCTGACGGTGTGCCTGAATTAGGCATGGTTGAAGTTGCTACAACCAAGTTTGGTGGACACCCCCCAGAGTTTTGGGCAGAACAATTAACAGATAAAATAGTTGGTGTTTCAGACAATAATGAAGAACATGTTAAAGCACAGGCAAGAGCCTATAGAGATTTAATTTACCAAGTTTGTTTGATATATATTAAAAATGCTTTAAAATCTTATAAAGCTACCTTGATTCAAGATTTATCTAAAGGGGGTAGCGAAGATATAGCAAAAATAATTAAAGGTATTTAATATGGCAATAGCATCAACACTTACAACAAGTTTTAAAGTAGAACTTTTAACTGGAACTCATAACTTTACCAATACAAGTGGTAATAGTTTTAAACTAGCTTTATATACAAGTTCAGCTACTTTAGGAGCTACAACCACAGCTTTTACTACGACAGGACAAGCTAGTGGTACAAACTATACTTCTGGAGGCTCTGCATTAACTAATGTGACGCCTTCTGCTACTGGAACAACTGCTGTTACAGATTTTGCTGATTTAACTTTTAGCACGGCAACTATTACAGCAAGAGGCTGTATGATTTATAACGATACAAACAGTGATAAATCAGTAGCGACCATTGACTTTGGTGGCGACAAAACTTCAACCGCAGGCGATTTCACAATAGTTTTTCCTGCTAAAGCAGCAGCAACAGCTATTATAAGAATAGCTTAGAAGATGAAACATGCCGTTTGCAAAGTTTCAGTTTAAAGCAGGTATAGACAGAGAAGGAACTAATTACACCAATGCAGGTGGTTGGTTCGATGCTTCTCTTGTAAGGTTTCGTAAAGGTTTTGTAGAAAAAATAGGCGGTTGGACAAAACAAAATGCAACTGCTTTTCTAGGCACATGTCGTAAATTATTTCCATGGATTTCTTTAGAAGGTAGCAAGTATCTATTTGTTGGTACACATCTTAAAACTTATATTTTGGAAGGCACAAGCTTAAATGATGTCACGCCTATAAGAGCTACCACAACCAACGGTATTACATTTGCTGCTACAGACGGCTCTGCTACCATTACTGCCACAGATAGTTCTCACGGAGCTGTTATAAATGATTTTGTAACAATTAGTGGAGCAGTAAGTCTTGGTGGCAATATAACCGCCGCAGTACTCAACAAAGAATACCAAGTAGTAAGCGTCCCAACTGCAAATACATTTACCTTTACAGCTACAGCCACAGCAAATTCAAGCGATAGTGGTAATGGTGGCTCTGGCGCAGATGCGGCCTATCAACTTAATGTTGGATTAGATAATTATGTGCAATCAACCGGTTTTGGCGCTGGTAATTGGGGTGAAGGAGCTTATGGCTCATCAACAAGTCTTTCATTTACAAACCAATTAAGATTATGGTCAGCAGACAATTTTGGAGAAGATTTAATATTGCACGCTAGAGGCGGTGGTATTTTTTATTGGGATGAATCAAATGGCACCTCTACAAGAGCGGTAAACATAACATCTTTAACAGGAACTAATCTAGCGCCAACTGTAGGCTTACAAACCATTGTAAGCGATACAGACAGACATGTAATTGTACTAGGAGCAGACCCAGTATCAAGTGGAGCAAGAACAGGCAGCATTGACCCTATGCTTGTTGTTTTTTCTGACCAAGAAAGTATTACAGAGTTTGAGCCAAAAACTACAAATACAGCAGGTTCTGTAAGACTTTCATCCGGTAGTGAGATTCGTGGTGGCCTTAGGGCAAGACAAGAAACACTAATTTGGACAGATACATCTATGTACAGTATGCAGTTTGTTGGACCGCCGCTTACATTTGCTTTAAATTTAATTAATGAAGGTACAGGTATGATTGGCCCAAATGCTTGTATTAACTCACCTAACGGTGTGTTTTGGATGGGTGATGATGGGTTTTATTCATACAATGGCTCAGTACAAAAACTACCATGTAGTGTTCTAAGCTATGTACAAGAAGATTTAGATATAGGACAGGCATTTAAAGTATTTGCTGTATTAAACAAAGAATATAACGAAGTTTGGTGGTTTTATCCCGCAGAAAGCGATGGTACACAAGAAATATCAAGATATGTTATATACAACTATTTAGAGGGTGTTTGGTCAATAGGACAGCTAGTACGAACTGCCTGGGTAGACCAAAACGTATTTACAAGGCCATTAGCCGCAGCAAGCAACTACATATTTAACCAAGAAGACGGCGATGATGATGACGGCTCACCTATGGATGGTGTGTTTATAGAAAGCGCAGACTTTGATTTACAAGACGGCAATAGCTTTGCTTTTATAAGAAGAATGATACCTGATGTAAAGTTTTATGGAACAAATGTTGACTCTGGTGTACCACAAATAAACATGTTGCTTAAAACAAGAAATGCACCAAGCGAATCATTAACCACAAGAGCAACAAAAGATATATCAAACAACACCGACCAAGTGCATGTGCGTGCTAGAGGTAGACAGGCAGTATTGCGGTTACAAAGCGATGATGACGCTGCGGTAGGTAATAGAACAGGTTATAAGTGGCGATTAGGATTTACAAGGTTAGACATACAGCCTGACGGTAGAAGGTAGTGGCAAAGTTATTACCAAGCAGGTTGCCTTTAGCAAGCGAAGAGGTAACGCCTGAAGTGTTTAACAGGCTAGTAAGGATATTAGAAATTAATCTTGGTCAGTTTGACCCCAACAGAACGCCAAGATTTAACGCTACAGAAGTAGCAGAATTGAATTTTTTACAAGGTGATGTGATATTTAACACCACAAAAGAAATATTACAGGTATACAATGGTAGTGATTTTATAAATTTAACTACCGACACCAACGAAAAGGGTTTAAAAGCGACTGGATTTTTAGGCTTTGTTTCAGTTAAAACAAGTGGTAATATATCTGTAGACATAAATTAGAGCAAAAATATGGCGACATTAGAAGAAAGAATCAACAACCTAGCAGGCGATATGACATCACAAGCAAACAAAGGTGCTATATCTAACAAAGAAATGGAGATATACAATCAAGCAACTAGCGGTATGAATCCTATAGATATGGTTAATAAAAACAAAGGTGCTATATCTGACAAAGAAATGGCTGTGTTTTTAAACGACAACGAAATGAAGTTTGAGCCGGGCAGTATTGAATACAACATAGAACAAATCAGAAAAAATATGGAAGCGGAAACGCAAATATCACCAGAAAGACAAGCTTTTATAGAAGCAAGACAAGAGATTATTGATGAAATTTTAATGCCCTTAGCAGATGCCGGCTATAAAGAGCTTGTAGATACAATACTTACTAAGCCGCTAGAATCAGATGCACACAACCAAGCTTCGGCAATGTTGGCAAAGGTAATGCAACAAGAAGACCCTGAATTTGAAATGCAGGACTTTGATATGATGATTAAAAGTGTATCAAAAGAACCAAGACCCGCAGATTTAATTAATCCTGAAGGTCTGCCTGATGCACCACCACAAGCACCTGAAGGCATAAGCGGCTTAAGATAGTTCTTTAGATGTTGGCGCAAACTAACATAGAACAAGAATACGAGCTTAAAAATCTATTACTAAGCTTTCCATCAGATTGGTTTATCAATAAAGAAACTCTACAAAAAGCAAAGGCTACACTACCTGTATTAGGCGACTTTTATAATGACACAACAAAATCTTTAAATAATCTACCGCTAAACACCTTAATACAAGAACCATTAGCAGACGTGCATACGATTCCTTTATTTAGTGGAGAATTTTGTAACTTGCTTGTAAATGAAATGCATAACATGACCGAGTATTTTGGTTTTGAGCCAAATGAAGAAGAGGATGAGCTTAGACAAATACCAGAAATAGTTTTGTATGATAAATGTCCTCAGCTTTATCATTCTTTAATGCAGGTAGTAGACTCTGTAATTAATCCAATTTTGCTGAGTATATGGAATAGAAGGGTTACAGGTGGTAACATACAGATAGCAAATTATAATTTAAAAGATAAAAAGCAAGGAGCTTGGCATCATGATGCAAGTTCTGACATTAGTATCGTAGTTCCGCTTAACACAGGAGATTATGAAGGTGGTGGCACCGAGTTTATGCGTAAAGGAGTAGTTGAACCCTTGCCTACAGGCAACGCTTTAATATTTCCTAGCCTAACTCACATGCACAGAGGCCTACCCGTGGTCAGTGGTGATAGATATTTATTGGTATTTTGGTTGGTGTGTGCAGATGAATCAAAAGAATATATGAAAGAATTTGTACAAGAAGTTAGTCAAAACTATAATAAATAGGGTAAAATTTTAAAATGATGAATAAAATCGATAACAGTGGCACAGGAATAGCAAAGCTGGGCAGAGACGAAGATAATTATTTAGCTCATGTTGCTGCAGGCGAAATGGTGGTTCCACCGGTCATAACGCCTGAAACTAGACAAAGATTAGAACAAGAAATGATGAGCGTTGGCTTAGACCCAAATGAATATACTGTTGGTAGTGGTATGTCTATCAATCCTATTACGGGTAATCCTGAGTTTTTATCGTTAAAAAAAATAGCAAAAGGTTTAAAAAAAGTTGTTAAAAAGATAGCACCTGTTGCTGCAGTAATACCCGGACCATGGCAGGCTCCTGCGATTGTTTATAATAAAGGTAACGCAGCTTTAAAATTAGCAAAGGGCGAAGGCGGTATTGGTGACATTATGACTGTTATGGCAGGTGGTAGTCAGAAAGTGTTTGGCAAAGATGGTGCTTTGCAGTCAATCAAATCTGGAGACTTTTTAAAAGCAGGTGGCGGATTTAAAGATGCGCTGACAGGCATAGGCAGTATTGATGGTAAATTTAAGCCATTGCAATACGGTAGAAACATAGGACAACAATACATGGATGACCAAAAATCTGGTTACTTTGGGTTGTTTGGTGGTGGAGAAGAGCCACTACCTGAAGTTACTATGCAAGATAGTTTTGGTGGACCCACTTACGAACTTGCAGATGGCACACCCATTTCACGCGCAGAATTAGAATCAAGAGGTTACAGCTTTGATGCAAAAGGTAATCCTATAGCATCAACGCAAACAAGCGGCGGTTTTCTTGATGGTAAATCTCCAATGGAGTTTTTAAGCGCAAAACTATTACCACAAGGCGTTGAAGATGCTTTAGGCACAGGTCCGGGCGGAACATTTGGTGGCGGCACAGCTTCAAGCAGTGGTGCAGGCGGTGGTATGGGCAATTTAGCTGTTGCAGGTCTTGCAGGATTGATTGGTAAGCTAGCTTACGAAGAAGCTAAGAAAAATAAAGGCGTACCATTAACACCACTTACAACCACAGACCAATTAGGTAGATATAATATAGCAGCTGAGATAGCTAGACAAAAAGGCGAAGAAATGCCTAGCAGAGTAGAGTTTGGATTAAACCCACAGGGTATGCCTGCATTACAAGGCGGTATGCCAAGAAGTGCTGCTATGGGAGGCATGATGTATAGCCAAGCAGATGGCGACCATAACGGCATTATGGGTTTTGCAAACGGTGGTGTTGTAGCAATGCAGGAAGGTGGCGAACCACCTATTGACCCTGCAAATTTTCCTGTTATGGATGGTCAAATAGACGGTCCAGGTACTGAAACATCAGATGATATACCCGCAATGCTTTCAGATGGCGAGTTTGTAATGACAGCTAAGGCTGTAAAAGGTGCAGGTAGTTTTGATGTAGCAACCAATGATAGTAACGGCATTGTCACATTGACACCAAACGGCGACCCAAGTCGTGACTCTGGAACAAGAGTAATGTATAAACTAATGGAACACTTTGGGAGCATGGCGTAATGGCTGAACAAAATCCAATAGCATTAGATGTACAGCAACAATTTAGAACACTAGACCCTGCAACACGGGAATTATTTTATGGCTCTGGAATACCGGGTACAGCTTCATATAGTCCTGGCTTTTTACAGCAAGCGTTTCAAGCAAGTAACAGGACATTTTTTGATGAAGAAGGTAATCCACTTATAGCGCCACAAATGGTTGCAGGCTTATCGCCCGACCAACAAAGAGCTATACAGCTATCAAGAGAAGCCACAGGCATACAAACACCCTTTATAGAGCAAGCAGGTCAATCTTATGGCACAGGCTTAGAATCTTTATTTGGTGGCTTAGGAGAAGGCAGAGAGATTGCTAGAGGCGCAGAAGAACAGTTTGGCACAGGACTTGATGCGGCTTCAGAATATTTAAGACGAGGTGGTTTGGGTCAATTTAGTCAAGATATGACACAAGATTTCTATGACCCATACGAACAAGCAGTCGTTGACCAAGTTACTAAAGACGTTATGAAAGCAGGAGCTAAAAGAGATATAGCCGCAAGAGCGTCTGATATTGGTAGAGGTGGCGAATCTGCGTTTGGCTCAAGAGCAAGGCTGGGAGCTACAGAAAGACAAGAAGCGCTAGGAAGAGGTTTAGGTGAGGCTTTGGGTGGCATAAGAAGCAGAGGTTTTCAACAAGCACAACAAAGAGCTTTGGGTGAGTTTGGTAGACAGCAACAAGCAATGACAGGATTAGGTGGCAGTTTGGCCAATGTAGCCGGACAAAGAGCTGCGGGCATGAGAGGTCTTGGTTCTACTTTAGCCGGTTATGGACAAGCAGGACAGCAAGGTTTGTTTAGCGCAGGAAGTGCTATGTCTAATCTTGGAACACAAGCTCAACAAGCTGCACAGGCAGACATACAAAGAACAATAGGCATAGGCGGTCTTACACAAGGTCAACAACAAGCACAACTAGATGCTGCTAGAGCCAATGCAATGCAACAACAAATGGCTCCGTTACAACAAATGCAATCATTACTGCCGTTTGTATCAGCCGTACCCGCAGGATTTAGTAACATAGCTACAACCTATGGCGTGCAACCATCTCCATTACAAGCTGGTTTAGGCGCAGGATTAAGCTCATTAGGAGCGCTAGGAAGTTTCTTCAATCCGCCACAAACAAACTATAATTTTCCACAAACAGAACAGCCAACAACAACACCAACAACAACAACCCCTGCTAACACAAGCGGTGGCGGTTATTACGCGCCTGCTTTCTAATGACTATTAGTAGA